TTATACTTTCTATGTTCTTCAAGATTTGTATAATTAATATGTTTCTCTAATGAATATTTATCAGCAGGAAAATTATGATAGTAAGCTTTTATTTTTAAGGTAGGTTCCCAGTTTTCATGAATAGATTTAAATAATAAAGTACCAAATTTATTATACAAATCTTCATTAAAAGATGTAACAAAATTTATTTTCATATCATATAATCCTTATTGGTATCTAATATACCTTGCATCTGCAACCATTGAGCATCATTGCTCCACTCAATAGCATACTTATTATCTATATCTCTTTTTGAACCCCAGTCCTTAAACCAAGGACCACCAGTAGTAAAGTGAACATTCTTTGCATCTATATCAGAAGATGAATGATTATCTAACCAGTTCCATTCTTCTGGTATTGTACCCATATCTGCTTCTTTATCTGGCAACCATTGAAATGTATGTAGCCATCTACCTGATTTAGTATTTACTTCTTGTGGTGTAAGCTTCTGATTTAATTCATGACCACAGTTAAACATAATTAAGCTAGACCAGTTCTTTCTAGGATATACGTGTTGTTCTTTACCATCCATTTTAGTTTTGTTTTTAGGTTCGTATTTATGTTTTACTACATGAATAGCATAATAATTATCTTTACACATTTCAAATAACTCTGATATATCTGCTCTTACATACATATCAGAATCCATATATAAAGCTAATCCTTCATACATATTTAATGCAGGTATTAAAAATCTACTAAAACTAAACTGTGTAGAAAAAGGTTTACCATCTATCTCATCATAGTCTTGACCACCAATGCTATTATGTTTTCTAGTATATATACCTATCTTTGTAAGTATATCTCTTCTCAAAGGTATAACTCTAACAGGTTTAGTGGATATTCTCTCTAATGAAAATTTTAATACCTCATAAGCAGTATGTTCTTTAGGGTCATACCCTACGTAAACTGTGTTTACCATTTGTTTTTTTAATAGCATATGCATTTCCTTAAAACTTGTATTCGTGGTCAATAAACCAAGTACCTGCTTCTACACCTGTACCTGTTCTCTTTCTTTCGTAAGCAAATTTAAATTTACTTTGATAAAACTTTTTAGTAGCATAAGCTCTAAACTTTGAACCATCATGTTCATTATCTAAATCATGATAATATCTATAACCTAACGAATCAATAGCATATACGTTAGTAAAAAATATATTTTGTAACCATAATAATGTTAGCACAACAAATAACTTATTCATATTTTCTCCAAAAAAATGGGGAGTCTTTTACAACTCCCCTACAATTTAATTAATCTTAATCTTCTTAGGTTTTTGTTCTTCAGGTACAATCTGCTTAAGAGTAATTCTCAATATACCTTCGCTGAATGTAACGTCTTCAACGTTTAACGTGTCTGCTAGAACAAAGTCCCTAGTAAAAGACCTCTTAGCAATACCCTTATGCAAGTATTCATTATCCTCTGCTCTTGCATAATCACCTTCTATAGTTAAATGATTTTCTTTAACAACAATATTCAAATCATCTTTCTTAAATCCTGATAAAGCAAACTCTATAACAAAAGTTTCTTCATCTTTTTTTATAATATCATAAGGTGGATAGTTTGTATCTGTCCCTCTCATGTTATTCATCACATCAAACAATCTATCAAAGCCAATAGCTTGTCTTGAAAATGTATCTACTTCAAACATATATTTATCTCCTTATTAAGCAAGTTAAAAAAGAGTCCATCTCTGGCACTCATTTTGTAATTATACACTAAGTAACTACAAAAGTCAAGAACTTTTTTATGAACTTATTGCAATTAATATTAATGCTATGCTTATAAAAATAACAATATAATCAAACATTTATAACACCTATTGTATTTAATATAGCCATGACTATTACATAGATGCACCAAGCACCCATGCAAATAGCCATAAAATTAACTATATATCCACCAATTCGCATGAACCACTTTTGCATGCTAACTCCTGTGAACCTCTTGTATTATCTTCTGTTTCATAATCTTGTAACTTACTCCAATCAATATCCTTTGGCATCTTAGATTGTAAATCATTGTATTGTACCTCATCTATATCTTGATAAGGTGCTTGTTGATATGTATGGTCTGAGAAAGGTAAGAATGATATACCAGATAGTGTATCAAAATTATCCCAACACCAGTTACCTACATTAATCCATTCATGTTCTTTAACAGATATAGTTACTGATGGTTTATGTTCACACCAATGCTGTGCATAACACTTCCATATCTCTAACTGTTCTATAGCAGTCATAGTATATCTAAAGATAGCACTAGGGTCTGCTTTCATAGGAAAAGAAAAGACAGAATTATTAGGTTGCATTACATCATCTTCACAAGGTATACCCTGGTCTGCCATAAACTGTGTTAGTGGGTCTTTCTTATCTCCTCTTACTGTTCTAATATAATATGGATTATGTCTAGCATGTATACCACTAGCAGAGTCAACTAATTGGCTAACTGTACCAGAAGGTTTGACACAAGTGATAGCTGTTGATTGTGGTATACCTAACTTCTTTGACCATTCTTCATTTGTCATTACAGCTTTATGTCTCATCTTACCTAATACATCTGGTAATTGAGTTCTCATTCTAGATAGTAAACTATTATCCATAATACCTGTAAGAGATACACCTAGTAATCTTTCTTCTTCTGTATTTGTTTGCCACCTCTTACGTAAATAACCAAAGTCTGTAAGTGTAGCTTGTATTGTACCTAGTATAGTAGCTACTTCTATCTTATCGTGTAATGTTTCTTCTGTATCTGTAGGTCTTACAACTACTTCTGTAAGATTACAAAACTGATTAGGTCTTAATATAATTTCACTACAAGGATTAGTTCCAAAGTCCCAATCAGCATTACGTCTACCATTCTCTCTAGCTTTTTCTTGAGCAGACTTTCTATTAAAGATACCACGTTCACCAGACTTACTTTCGTATAATGCTAACCATTCTTTCATAAAAATACCTGCATCTGGTTTCTCTGTGTATGCTACAGAGTTATTAGCTAATGCTCTTTCAGGATTTGTTTCCCACCATGCACCAGACTTGGCAACTCTTAATCTCTGGTCTGATAAATTAGACAGAGATATAAGAGCTGACCTACGCACACCACCTACAACCACAACTTCACCTGTTTTACAAACTATATCATGGCACTCCATAGAAGATAACTTTCTACCTCTAGCATTTTTAAACTTGTCAATCGTAAAATCAAATAGATTTACCAAAGGTTGAGGACCACTTGCTCTACCACCAAATGTTTTTAATCTAGCACCTGCAGGTCTAACTTTGTTTATATTTATCTTAGGTATTCTACAAGTATATAGATAAGATATTAAATCTTTAAATGCTCTTGCCCAACCTTCTTTTGAATCATTAACAGCAACAACATCATCTGTTTTTTCAAACTCTCTATCTGGTATAGTAGGTAACTTATCTATGTATTGTCTTTCAACAGAAAACCCTACACCTGTACCATTCATAAGTATATATAATACTTCATCAAATGCTTTTGGATTATCAATAGGTATGTAAGAACAATTATATCCTGCTATGTTTTCTCTTTCTAATGCAGGTCCTGCAGTCATCAATGCTCTCATAGATGGCATAACAGATAACCCTATAATATTATCTTCTATTCTTCTCCATACTTCACTATCTAATACTACACCTAAGTTTTTATCTAAATGACCCTGCATAAAATTACTAAACCTAGATACTGTTTCTATCCATGTTTCTCTTCTACCTTCATCAGGTAACCAACGTGCATATCTAGACGCATGGATAAACGTCTGATATTCTGTTGGTAAATAATTATTCCCCATTGATAATGCCATGTACTTCTCCTAAACTATTATTTATATTTTTATTATGTATTATTTTTATAGATTCTTCAAATAAATTTAAAGCTTTTTTTTCTTCTAGTTTATACCACTCGCTTTCTTTTGTTACTGATGTTCCTGTATTATTAAATATTTTAATTAACTCACGTTCCATATTGTGAAAATCATCTACAACATATGCATTTAAAAATTTAAATAATAATCCTATAGACTGTGCTTTATGAGATTGTATTCTATTTTTTAAATTAATTGTTTTTCCTATCTTTATAAGACCTTCTCTATTTATTATATACAACCAACCTTTTTTAACATCCAACCCTTTCATATTTTTTAAATCTATATTTTCTTTTTGTAATTCTATAATTTGTTGCTCATATAACTTATTATTTTCTACTAAAAATTTAATTCTTTCTGACTCACTAGCTTTAAATTTTTCAATTTTTTCTAAAGCTTTTAAAGCACTATTAGAATGACCATTTCTTTTACACGCTTCATATTGATATATATATTCATCTACAATACTAAAATTAATATTTTTATTTTTATTTTTATCTTCAATATTTTTAATTCTATTCATAACTTCTGATACTTTTAACAATCTATAACCTTGATTATATGCAGACTTTTGTGAATATCCTGCTTCACGTGCAGCTTGTGCAGCATTATGACTAACTGCATAATGTTGACAAAATGTTTCTTGTTTTTCGTTTAAATTATTCTCTACCATAATCTTTTTCCAATATTAATTCACAATAATGTATAACTTTTTCTATATCTCTTGCACCTTCACCTTTTCTTCTATGTCTTGTAATATATTTTACTACATTACCTTCAAGAAAAGTAAGATTGTTTTCTACAATATAATCAACAGGTTGTATCTTACATGTTTTATAATGGTCACCACCTACCTGTCTATCTGTAGCAATCCTAGCTTCTTTTTCTATATTTGTTTTCTTAAAACCTTTTGTATCTTTTACTGTATCTGCAATAGCTTTATCCATCAATCCCATATCCTCTCCTATAATCTAGTTAAAAAGTATGCTACTAAAACAATAAACATACCTAATATTATTCCTGTAATAAAACATGTTAA